TAGAAGTCGATCACGCGGAACTCAAAGCCCACGATCTGGGCAAACCAGATGCTGGTTTTGTCGGCCCGGCCCAAGTCCCAAAACGTATGCACCGGCTTAGTCTGATCGTAGGGCACGCGGCAGATGCGGGTTTCTTCGGTCGCCGCCCGGATTTCCTTGGCGTAGATCGCGCCGTCAAGAACCTGGCGACAATGGCCTTCGTAGATCGTCAGGTAAGCGTCGGGGTCCGTGGCCTTGAGGTGCGCCATCTCGGCGCGCAATTCCTCGGGGAACCAGGGGTTATCGCGCCAGTCGATTTTGACCACATCGGCGCTTGGCGGAGCGTTCTTCACGAACCGTACGTAGGTTTCGTCTGTGTCAAGTTCAGGGTTGAACGTCACGATGATTTGAGAGCCGGGCTTGCGCACGGTCGGGATCAGTTTTTCCCACGACGCCTTGGAAACCGTCTGCGCTTCTTCAACCCAAACCCTATCCGCGCCTTCTAGGGATTTGATATTGTTGATATTGTGGCGAAGGCCCGCAAAAATAAACTGCGTGCCGTTCTCGCCCTTTATCGTCGTCTGCTGGACTTCGTAGAAGCTCGACAGCCCCAACGCCGCCACTTGATCGGCAAGCAGGCGATGAACGCTGTCTGTGATCGACTTCTGAATCTCACGGGCGCAGAGAACACGGAGAGGTTCGGCCGCCCCTTGCACCAGTAGCGCGCGCGACACGCCCCATGATTTTGCGCCGCCGCGCCCGCCATAGAGAACCTTGTAGCGCCCCGGATGGAAAAGGCATTCCAACTTCTCGGGAAACTCAATCTGCGGTGCTTGGCTTGACAAACGCCACCATCAGGCTTGTTGGCTTACCCTCGGTATCCGGCGGCCCGCTCAACGATTGGTTGGGCTGCCCCCACAACTCGACGCTGATTTGCTTGGCAGCCACGAGGCGCACCCGGTTGTCAGGGTCCACAAGCGCCGCGTCGTAAACGGCTTCAACCTTGTCCAGCTTCTTCGCCAGCTTCTCGCGGAACTGCTGGCGCAACTCGTGCCCCACGGACTTAGCCTCCGGTGCCGGTTGGTTCTCCGCCGAGAACGCGGGCCTAGCGCCCCCAGCCTCGCCCCACAGGCCGGGACCGCCAGCCGGGATGCCAGAGGCCGGAATGCCGCTGGCCGGCTTTTCAACGTAGCCCTGCGCGGGGCGGTAGTTTGGGCCTTCCTTGGGCCAGGCCACGATTAGGTGTAAGTGCCCAACCCAACGTTCGTAATCGTCACGGTCGGAACGTCAGCCGTCCCGCCATAGACCACCACGAAGTCGCGGAACGTGGTTGTCGCAACCGTCGCGGTGCCGCTGATGGTCACGCCCGTGCCGCCCGCAAGCGTCAGGGTGCCGGCGCCAGACTGTGCGATGCGCAGCCGATACGCCCGGCCGGGATACGCCAGAGGGTCATCAGCAAACATCTGCACGGCGGTGCGCGTGGTCTGCGTGCCGGGCGTGGTCGCTGCCGACACAAGATCGACCTGAGAACCGCCCGTAATCGTGCCGGCCGGGATGGTGCCAGCCGTCACGCCAGCGGCGTATGCGGTCTGCTTGTAATTGCACGCGGCCAGCACATCGGCCGAGTCCATCATCTCAACGCCGGGAGGCCAAAGAAGGCTGCTCATGGCCGTTACACCACGTAGTTCAGCACAGAGGCGCGCATACGCCATTTGCTATTCACGGTGTCCCAATCGCCGTAAACGATATCCATACGCGATGCCGTGGTCGTAAGCGTGGGCGCGGTGCCGCCCGACCACACGAAGCTGCCAGGCCACGTCACCAGACGCGAGCCGGTGCCGTCCTGGATCACGCGAATCTGAAGCTGCTGCTCCGGAACCTGGTTGATCGGCGCGCTCATGGTGCGCGATGCGCCGAGGGTCCACTGGAACACGCCACCGCTGGAGCAGTCGAACACCTGGGTAGCGCCGTCCGTCACGATGGTGGCGGCGCCGAACTGGCCGATGGGATTGCCGGGCATGTGCGGGTTCCTTGCAAACGCAAAAACCCGCCAAGCTTGTGCCGGGCGGGCGGTGTAGTCAAATTGTGCAGCGTGCCTAGTCGCTAGCAGGTTCGGGACTGCGTGTCAAGCCTTCGCGTAATCGTTGGGAAGGCGGATGCGCTGCCAATGAATGCCGTCCAAAAAGCTGCGGTCACCTTCCAACCGCTTGAGCATCCCCGGCATCAAAGACCGAAGCATCGCATCTGACAATTGCTTGAGCCGGTGTTCATGCGCCGTCAGAACCGTGTAGACGGGCAACGGCTTGGGTTTGGCGCGGAACCGCACCCACGCGGGGAGATCACGGCCTCGGTAGGTCACAGCCCATACTCCCCCACCAGCCGCTCAAGTGCCGCCAACAACTGCCCGCGCGACGTGTGCCGCTGCCAACGCCGCACTGCGTCGTATTCGGTCAACGGTAGCCCCGCGATGACCACCCAATGCACGACGCCTTGCGCGGATGCCAGGCCCATCGCATGCACACCCCTGCGATGCCACTCCGCCGCGCTTAGAGCCCGCTCCTGCGCCAGCAGAGACACGCCTAAGCCATCCCCACGCCGAGACTCCTGCACGCGATCCACAGCCCACGGCATCGGCCCCATCCCGCGCCCGCTTTGGCAATGCTCCACAGCCTGCCGGTAGATCGCCGCAGCCGTCCGCATTTCGTCGGTGCAGTCTTCCACGCGGTTCAAAGGATCGGCCCGGCGCGCGCGTCGCATTGTGGCGCGTGTGTTTGGTCCCACTGCTACGTCGTCAACCTCGACCGGGACCGCGTAACGAAACTCGCCCGTTTCTGGGTTAACAATGACCGAACCGAAATCCGACGACGGCGCGGCTTGTGTCTTGTGGCGTTTGCTCATTGCGTTTTCTCCTTCGGCCACTCCCGCCACTGCTGGCACAGCAGCACCCGCACAGCCTGCGCGGCTTTCGTTGGCGACACCGGCACGCGGTATTCCCGGTTCGCGTCGCAGGCCTCGGGTCGCATGCAGGGCTTGCCCTCGCAGCAGATGGCCACGGCTAGCGGGTCGATCATGTCACCCCTCCACAAAAATCCGCACGTAACGCACGAACGGCGTTGACCGCCCTGTGTGCTGACGGGTCATCACCCGCCCTCATCGGGATATCGCCAACCATCCTTTCGGACCTTCAACCGGTTGTACATCGCCTGCCGCGATATGCCCGCGAATTGAGCCGCAGCCGCGCAAGATTCAAAAATCCGCCCATCAGCATTTGCAACCTTGCGCTTTAAGCCGGGGAACTTTCCGTTTGCCGGGCGAACCGCCCTTTGCTGGTATTCAACGCCCGGCACCTGATGCTTTGCTGCTACGCCTGACGCAATGAATTTTGCATGGCTGCGGCTAGTTTTGAACCAGTCGCCGAACCAATGCATCGCATTCAAAGCGCTCATTGTTTCTTTTTCCGCCGTTATTGCCGCGTCGAATGGCAGGGCCACAGAGTAAATTAGTTCAATCGGGAACGGATTACCCCCCTGCATGCTTTGCACCCGCCTCCTTGTGTCGTCGGACAAACCAATTTTTGCCATGCCTTTGCAATACGCCACATACAAATACAACGGTTTGGTTTTGTCGCGCGATATGTGGGTTGGGTAATTATTTATGCTTGAACGTTCGTTTGGGGGCGCCGCCCGCGCGCAGTTCCTGAGTTTCATGGCCGCCTGCATTTTTCATATCCGTCCATTGATTGATGGTTGACAGTCGCACAAAATGCACTTAGTGTCAACGTCATCGGAACACGAACGAAAGACACGGACATGACCGACATCACCATCACCTGCTACGCCGACCACAAATACGCGGTAATCCGCAACACCGGCACCAACGGCCGCTCGGTTGCCGTCGCGAAGTTCCTTCAGGGCCTTGCCAAGCGCGGTGCATTCGTCACCCTGAGCGACGGCCCCATGGCTTCCTCGCACGGGCTGGAGAACCGCCGCATCGAGGGGTTCATCGCATACGCGGCGGAGGAGGGGTTTGTAGCCGCCTAACCCCACCCCTTCCCACCCACCCCGCCCAGCCCCAAGCTGCGGCGGGGTTTTTTGCGCGTGTCGTAGAAGGCCGCCAGCGGTGTTTAGAGCGCGGCCGGTAGTCGCGCTCGTCCGATGCGCCAAAACCCGCTGGCGGTGCCTCAGAACGGCCGCGCGGGGGTGGTTATGCGCGCCAGCCCCTACACGCGACGACAACCCGCCGCCCAATGTGTCCGGAAACCGGACGCACGCGCGCTCGCCGGAATGGTTATGTGGCATAATGATTATCCACAATCACGACACCACCCGCAGCTTTGCCCGCGCCTCTGCCCGCAACTGTTCCAGCGCAGCCGGCGCCAGCGTGTGGGCGCGCACCTTCGGCCGTGTGTCGGGATTGCGGGCCGCCATCATGTCCGCCAATTCCTTCAGCTGCCGCGCCACGGCCGCGCGTTCCTCGGGCGAAACTTGCGTTTCCGGCTCCGGCGGCGGTGCTGGCAGCGCCACACGGCGCGGGCCGTTGTCGCGCCACCACGACTGAAGCGGTTCCTTGACCTCGCGCAACGTGCGGATGTGCAAGTTCTGCGGCGCCATCGCGACAGCCTCCAAGCTGGCCGGGGTGAACGCCGCTTCGGGCAAATCCGCCAGCAACGGCAGGTAATGCAACATCGCCTCCATGGCTTTGACGGGATCGTGCGGCGTGGACATGCGGGCCAGCATCGCCAGCCATTCGCGGCGCGGGATCATCCAATCAACCTCCTCATGGGCTCGCTCATCAGCGGCGCGGTTTCGCGGGCCAAGCGGATCAAGGCTTCGTTCTGGTCGTAGGTGGACAGGTGGCTCGTCTTGGCAGCAGGCGCCCGTGTGCGGCCCTCAGCATCGCGCCTGCACCAGTTGCGCCAGGTGGCCTGCCAATTCGTCTTGCGGCCCCGTGCGCCGGGCTGTGCGGTCCAGTAGTCGCGGAACTTGGCCAGCGTGTGCGGCGTGGCGCCTTCGAAGCCGGGATCGTCTGGAATCCAGGCGTCGGGAAGGCGGGTTCCCGTCGGGGGCGGCGGCGACGCGGAACGCGGCGCGTCCTCTACCCTCTTAGAAGGTCTGTTCTGTTCTGGTCTGTTCTGTTCTGTTCTGTTGGAGCCTGTGGCAACGTCTGTCACAGAGTCTGTGACAGAGGATGTGGCAACCGTCTGTGGTGCATCCGACAGACCATTGCGACGTGCCGCCTTGGCAGCGCGGGCGGCTTCGGTGCGGGCCTTCTGCGCCAGTTTGTTTGCCCATGCCTCGCGGGCCTTCTCGCACACGACGGGGTGATACAACCGCCCGTCATCGCACAGCACCCAACCGCGCAGCGCGTGATCTCGCACCTTCGGCCAGCGGCTGCCGGCTTCGCTCATGTGCGCAAGCATCTTGTCGTTGTCCGGTAGGCTGCCGGCCGGGCATTGGTGCCAAGACTTCATCCACAGCGTGAGCGCGGCGACCTTCTCATCGGCGTTGCCCAACACCCACGTCTCGCTGGTCAACAGTCGGTTGCAGTCAAGCGGCATCCACACGTAGTCGCGGAGGTCGCAGTCCAGCGGAGTAAGAGGCGCGTTCATGCGGCAATCCTCGTGTCGTTCGTGCGAATATTACTACGCAGTTCTGGTTCGTTGTGCCTGTGGATAACTAGGATATCGGGCACAAGCGGGGTCGTTTCGCGCCCGTCCCCCAGCCGAACGATGACGGTCTGTCCATTGCCGGAATAACGTGCCGACAGCAGACCCCAATCTTTGAGTTGAGCGAACGCGCATTCCAAATCGCTCTTGTTGCGCGCAAGATCGGTCGCAACCCGCTTCATGCCGGGCCACGGGCGCCGGTTGTCAGCGCACCATTCGGCGTAGCAAAGAAGGGCGTGATGAGCGGGGCGGATGCGGATCACTGCACCACCTCCCATCCCGGCCACCACAAGAGGTAGAGCGCGCGGTTGTCCGCACTCAGCAGCCCCGCCAACCACATGCCGGTATCGGCGCACACCACGGCGTAGAGCGCGCCATCGCGAATGAGGCGAACGCGCATCACCATGTCGGAACCCCAAACATGTCCGCCATGTACGCATCACTCGGCGCCTCAAGCGCCACGCCCTCAAGCGTCGCCCCGTCCTTCACCGCTTCCCGGATCGTCCAGCGCCGCGCGTCCAGCGTGTTGCCGATGGTCAGGCTGCCGCTGTCCTCATCCATCGCCAGCGTCACGCGCTCACCATCCAATGTGGTGGCGTGCATCTGGCCTTCTGCGGCTTTGTGCCAGGTCGCGAGGGTCCAGGTTTCGCCGTGGATGCGGATCGTGCCGGCGCGGGGGTTAATTGAGAGGTGGAGGTGGATCATGACACCGCCTTTTCACGCCGACGCGGCGGGTAGTGGTTGCCGTTCTTGCTCCACCGCAGATGCGGCGAGTTCGGGAACCGATCGACTTCCTCGATGGATTCCTCAACGCGCACGCGAACAACGCGGCAATCGCGCTTGCCCCGCCATGGCCCAACACGATCCCGCAAGAATGCCCGCGCTTCGGCCTCGGTCGGGAACAGCGCATAGATGCCGACCGGATACATCTCATGCCGCGCAGGCCGGTTCCCGTCAAAGTTCCCGAACAGCGTGCCGTTGGGCTTGTATTCCGACGCGGGCACCTTGATCGCCCAGCCGTAGCGCATGCCGGAAATCTTGAGGTTGCCGCTCATGTGCCGCAGCCTCCGGCACAGCCATC